TCGCGGTTCTGCTACGGGGGAGTGGGATCAAGTCCTTATGGGCAATATGGTTGATCCTGAGCGTTACATGGAGTTCTTTGAGAAACAGGCGCTTCACGCGCTTGAGAGTGCGCCGACGAAGATAGAGGACGTGGTGCAGATCACGAGTCCGTTGGAGCAGGCGATCGCTAAGGAAATGGAAACTATGCGCAATTTGCATTCTATTCAAATGCAAATGGAGCGTTCGTTGGATCGTTTGCAGGCTTTGGGTGCGGATCAGAGATTCCCGCAACATGTTAGATACCCTGACGAGTACCTTATCAGCCAGGGAATTACCGACCCGCAGGCGTATCCTGAGGTTCTCGACAGTGGTTGGATGTCAGCGTCCAAAGCACGTAAGGATGCTATCGGTACGGTGTTGAGTCATGCCCGTGAGCGAATAGAGAAATTCCAAGAAGCTCGTGCCGTTGTTCAGCGTTTGCGGTCGCGTGTTGCTGGGGAGACTCCGCAGGGGCAGCCAATCGAGACTGTTGGCCATTTGGCTGCCTTGCAGGATGCCGAGTTGGCCGAGTTGCGTCAATACGTGGATTGGGTTAATAACCTGGAGGATTCAGTTAGGCAGTTAGCTATTCAAGATACCAAGGAAATCAATCTATTGATTGATTTACTTGGTTCTGAAGAGTATTCAACTGCTAAGGAAATTCTAGGTAATGCAAATGATCTAGTATTTACTAATCGTTTTGGGGATCCTTTTGTCAAGACCGCTGTCAGCGATGTCATTGACCAAAACTTCCGTGCGGGCTGGAGGCCCGTCGGAGTTCGATCGCAAGGCCCGAAAGAGATCGTTGAAGCGATGCTCCTCGCGGACAGGTACCGTGGGCAGGGGGGCGCTACAGCATTTGGGAAATGGTACGACAAGGCCCATAACGTGCTTAAGGGCTATATGATTTTTTCTCCTGGTTTCTTTATGAGAAACTTCTATGGCGGCATGTTTATGAATTGGCTGGCAGGCGTATCGCCTATGCGATACGCCCAGTTCTCTAAAGCATATAAACAATATGCCCTAGAGGTTGAGGTCGCCGCTGGCCGTGCGTCGGAAGGTCAGATTGCTAAATTGGTGGCACGTCAGGGGAAAGTTTCTCAGGAGCATATGGTTTATGTTCGTGAGTTGGCTGACGCTGGCGCATTCGGTCCTGGTCAGGCCAGTACCGAGTTCACGCCAGGGGTGGGTGGTAGTAGCGCTCGTACTGTCAATATCCTTGGCAAAGATGTTGCTCTGGGGAGGTTGGCACCTTGGTCAAGTAGGTTCATGCCTTTGACAGGGATGCGCAAGGTGAACATGAAGGTGGAAACGGTATTGCGTGGCACTATCGGATTCGACCGTTTGGCTAATGGGGGCACTCTTACGGAAGCTTTTGATGATATTTATAAATTCCATTTCGATTACGATGACCTTTCCAGGTTCGAGCGAAGAGGGATTAAACGTGTCATTCCGTTCTACACGTGGACGCGTCACGCGATTCCACTCATGGTTGAGCAGTATGCTGTGAATCCCGTACCGTTCCATCGGTATATGCAAGCGATGAACGCTATAGAAGCTGAACCTGGAACTCGCGAATCGCAGACAATCCCTCAGTGGCTGATACGTCAGGGGGGTGTGCCTACGGATCTTAAGGGGTTTGGGCAGGGTGGCCCAGGCCAAAGCCTGTTTTTCGCCCCAGATTTACCAATGAGAACGTTCTACGATGTCGTTAATCCCATGTTTAAGAGCGATATGAGTCCTGAGCAGCGTGTAGGCGAGGGCTTGAGGGCGGCAGCTTCGATGGTAACTCCCCTGATAAAGGGGCCTCTGGAAGTGGCAATGCAGCGAAACATTTGGAAGGGATATAATTTTGATGGCCGCTACGAGTATGTTCCATCTGCTTTTACGGCTATCCCAGGATGGATGAAAATGCTTGAAACTATGGGGTTTGCTCGCCGCACTCCCAATGGGGAGTGGGCGATGCAGGATGCCCATTTGCACGGTATGGCGCAGTTGATGCCACCGTTTAGTCAAGCGCGTCGCTTGTTTCCAGATGAAAAACGATATCAGGAACGCTGGCTTTCCACTTGGGCAAGTTTCGTCTTTGGTTTGGGTGTGCGTACGAACACTGAGTATGAACAGCAAATGGAAATGCGCGGCAGGGTCTATCGTGCGCGTGATGAAGTTTCCACGATACGGCAACTTGAGCGAATCGACGCTGGCAAGCGGTAGGGACGAACTACCTTATAGGTATGGAATACGTCAGTCGGGGTGAATGGGGTGCGATGGACTCGGGTCATAACCTGAGTTACTTTCGTAAAGCCCCTGTCGGCGTGGTTATTCACCACACCACAGGTTCCTCTCAATCGCCCTGGGATCGCGTTAGGCAGCATGACAGGTATCACGTGGTAACGCGTGGCTGGAGATCTATCGCGTACAACTGGCTTGTTTCAGGAGAAACAGGGGAAATTTTTGAGGGCCGTGGTTGGTGCAAAGGAGCCGCAACCAAAGGCCACAATCACAACACTGTTTCGGTTTCCTACATTGGTTCAGGCGATGACTTAACTGACCGCGGCAAGGAGGCGATCTTAAACGTCATAGGGGAAATGCGCGATAAGTATGGCGACCACCTGTGGGTCAAATGCCATAGAGATTTCGGCACAACATATTGCCCTGGCGATGAATTGGCTACCTGGATTAAAACGGGTATGCCTATGAAAGATCTCCCTACTTCACATGCGGATTGGCAGACACGGCTTGAGGAAATGGAATCGGTTGGTTTGGATTTCCGTCGCGCACCCCTTAAGCGGGGTTCGCGCGGAAAGAACGTAGCTACCATGCAGGCGCGTTTGAACCAGCGGATCAACGCACAGTTAGTCGTAGACGGAATTTTTGGTAAAGCTACGCGCTCTGCCGTAAAAGAATTTCAGTCTATGTACCCAATAAAGGTCGATGGCGTTGTCGGCCCAGTTACTTGGAGATATTTGTGGACAGTTTAAAAGATACTCTTGAACGTGCCGCTTGGACTTTTGCTCAAGCGTTTCTTGGCGTGTTTCTTATTTCGGATTTAGCGAGCGTTAAAGGTGCGGCAGTTGCAGGTTTTGCTGCCGCCATTTCCGTGGCTAAAACCTTCGTCAAGGGGAAGGTCGTTTCGTAGAATGGATGAAGAGGCGGTGGATCGCGCTTTCAACGAATGGCTTGATTCCGAGGGTGACGAAATAGCTGAAGAAATTTATAAAGAGCTTAAGTTGCGTGCGGGTAAGTTTGAAGTTGACGACGGTTCACATGCTTCTTGGGTCGAGAACGATTTGGGAATCCTAATTGTTCTCCCGTTTGAGCACGCTATGGCTTTTGGGCATGAATCTGAGAGCGGCGATTTTGGGAATAGCCCTGTTCATAACTACGTGTTTGCAACAGTTACCGAATTGATTTTGCGCGCTTGCGCTCTAATGGACGACTGAGCTTTTTGATATGAAAGTTTGGATTGACCAAGACCTTTGCACTGGGGACGGCATCTGTGTTGAGATCTGTCCGTCAGTATTTGACATGCACGCCGACGGTTTGGCGTACGTCAAAGAACCTGATTGGCCGAACCTTTACGGACCCAAGGGTTCTCCCAAAGGTGAGCCTATTCATAAGATGAGCGAGGGTATGGCGACAGTTCCCGATGGGGACATTGATGCGTTAATTGAAGCGGCTGAAGAGTGTCCTGGGGAATGTATTTTTATTGAAGTCTAGCTTTCCCCACCAAACTCGTACTCGGGCACATAAGAGTCATATGCTGGGGGATGTGGCATCCGATGCCTTTCCTCAGGTCGATATTCTCTCTTGATGGGGGCGATCGGAATTTTTATGAAGATGCCTGCACAGCACGTGAATTTCCTAGGATGCTTCATCGGAATCTTTTTTGTTATTCCTGAGGACTTGTTCTCGGGTTAATGCTTCTTGCTGCATCACCTGGGAAGATTCAGCCACGAAGCTCGGGTTTCGGCGCTTAATCTTTCCACGCCTACGTGCGGGGACCAAAGTCATTTCTTTGCCTTTCTCGCTTCCATTATTTCTTCACGGGTAAAAGAGTCACTTTTAAATATAACTGGATTGTTCCTTGAACGCATAGCTTTCTTTTGCCATGCGACCCTCTCCTGAAGGGTCATGTCGTCAAACTTTTTCTTACTCTGCATCTTCAATTTCCTTTTCTCTTAAGGGTAAGTCCCAACAATCCCAGGCAATCATCATCCCTGTCAGCGCCCATCTTGCTAGTTCCATAGCCTCGTTGGCTGTCCATTGATACAACACCCCAGGTGTGACTTCTTCTTGGAGTGTAAAGTCGCTGGAGTGCAAACACACCCCCTCTAAACTTTCGAGCGCGTAGTCGGTATGAACGAGTACGGCATCGTGCCCAAGTCTTGAGAGGTGGCTTCCTCCTGTCACATACCTGTATTGACCTGTTACGTCCAGAGAGTCTTGGAAACTGAAATCGTCAAAGCCTGCGAGTAGCCAATCGGCTGCTTGTACGCACATGATCGTGAATCCTGTCCACCAGTCGAAAAGTTCCACACTCGGAAAGGAAATTTCCTTTCCGTAAACCTCTCTCATTCGTAGGTCAAACTCGCTACGGAGCACGCTTAAAGCTGCCCCATCCTTATGAGCAGGGTGCCTCACTCCTTCTTCTGTCATTTCTATTACACGCCCAGCGCATAGCTCTAGGGCGTCATCCCACGTACTAGGTTGAATTACTCCACTTACTTCCATTGGATAAATGCTCCTGTATCTCTTCGTTCGTTTCTAATTCTTTACGCATTTTTGCGTATATTGCATCTCGCCTACGTGCCAGGGTGGTCTTGGGTATTCCGAGTATGCGTCCAGCTACCCTGAGGCTTAACTGTTCAAATGCCAGTAACAGCACTATTTCCAGTTCCCAATCTTCGAGGCAGGCGAGCGCCTCTTTGATGGGTATTTCAAATTTCGTGACCAGATGGGTTACTCGAACGGGTTCTTGGTGCGGTTCGGCTTCCATCAGGGACTGCATTTCCGACGAGGGTACAGCAGGGCGACGCTTTCGCGCTAAATCAAATAGCCATGCTGCTTCTTGTGGGTCTTTAGGAAATACCTTCTTCGACATCTTCCCATATTAGGGAGGATTCTATCGCGTAATATGGTTTTCCTTCAGGGAACTCGTCGCTGTTTGAAATTTTGCAACGCTTGCGGAGTCCCGTGAGATCCACCATGAAGGATCGGTCTTTGTGGGAGTCGTATATAAACATGTAGACGGGATGTATTTTCGACCACCAGACCAACGCTTCAAGTTTCTCGTGTTTAACTTTTAATATCTGATCCCTACCTAGTCCCTGTACCTCAACGAGTCCCTGTGCTGTCAGATAGTCAGGTGTGTATCTGAGTTCGGGGGGTAGGGCTGACATGTTTATGGCGGGACGGCAAAGGCCGTACCGCACCCACTTCACGGCAGATTCTTCTTCGAATTTCCGTTCGGCTATGTCGCCCATTGTCTGCACGCGCATACCAAATGGTTTTTCTGCAAAGCTCATATTTTCACCGCATCTATGTGGAAAACCTGTCGATCATTATGGACCAGCGGGGAACGCTGGATCCCGTCAAGGAGTAATTTAATATAGTTATCTATGTCACCCCTGAGTGCCGTAGAAACTTCACCCAAGTCCTTGACCGTGACAGTTGTGGACTCTTTATCGAATATCATCGTGACACTCACAGGCCCATCGAATGTGGGTGCGTCGTCACCGATGGTTTCAGCTATGTGCTCTTCAGCCACAATGCTCTCCTTAGGTGTGTAAACGCGCCCTCTACGCGTCATGCGTGGCCGCCCCTTAGGTACGGGGCGACCCTGCACGACGAACGTAAAGTCATCCGTCAATGGTTCATCTAACGGATGCGTTTTGACGGGCTTTGGACACAACGTTTTCAATTTGCCTTTGGGCATCTGGCCTGCCTTGGAACTTGGGGCCTTCAGACCACCAAGTACCCAACTGGGCATCCAGCTTCGTCGTCCATGCCACGATGTCTGCCTGAGCATAGCCTGCTTCCCACATGGCACGAGCGAACCTGTTAAGGAAACCGTGCCGACCCTTACCTGCCCCCGATTGGTGGAAGTAAGGGTGAGGGCCATCTTCCCAGAGCCGTCTAGCAATCCCACGTAACCGAGTTCCATCCATTTGCATGAGCGGAGTTCGACTGTAGGTTCGTTCAGGCGGAAGATTCTCTACGGGAGGATGCCATAATCCTGCGGCCACCTTTAACGCGGACAGGCGAGACTTAGCCTGTGATGCGTCTAGGAGAAAGTCGTACAACTCCATTGGGTAACCATTGGAATCCAATATGTGTTGTCTACCTTCTGGTCGCTCTCCCCCGTAAGGAAGTCTCATGTAGTTCCCAGGAGGACCGTCTAAATGGTCCTGCTTGGGGTACACAGAATCGTATTTGGCTTTCGATAGCTGGAGGGTTGCCAGTAAAGCTTTACGCATTACGGACGCATCCACCCAATCTTCAGCAAATACCCAGATGTGGCACCCTTTACTGCGGGATTCCTCTATCCATCCCACAATCTCAAGTGCCTGCATGATGACTGCAACGTTTTGTGCATAGGCGAGAGAGTTTTCCTTCTCGTCTATGTCGATAGCTCCCCACATGCATTTCCACAAGGATGGCCTCATGTCCTCATATACGGGACGGTTCATGTCATCCTTGATGAAACCAGCGGTACCGTGATGTTCTTTGTGCGGGTCGTAAACCATCGGGTAAATCCCGATCATTTCTTTCCCGTTTATGTGCCGTTCAATCTGGTCTTGATCGACCGAACGCCACGAACACCCACCCGCATCGGTTCCAAACGCGTACGGGAAGCCTTTGAACAGTGATAAGAATGCTTCACTCAAGGCTCATCTGCTCCCATGTGACTCCAGGCTCCAAGAGGCGTCCACTTCCGTCAATCGTGAGATTCACTTCCGCTTTCTCCCCCTCTCCAGCCTTATTCTTCCACAAGCCTACGCTAATCTCGTTCTCGTAGAAGCGACGGGTATCCTCGTCCAAGCTCGTGTCATCCCAGCGTCGCCAAGTCTCAATTACGAAATGGCTTTCGCTGGTGGACGCAAACCTGCCAGAGTCAATGCCTCCAGCTTGTCCGCGGTTACCTGCTCCTCTACCAGATTGGTGGATGACCACTCCTATGATGCGCCAGTCAGATACAAGCTGCTTGAATGATTCAATTTTGGATTGAACACTCGCTGCGTCGCCCGCACCTCCCCCACGTATCAACTCTAGGTAATCGTAGATAAGAACTTCGGGTCGCTGTCCATCCCATAGTTGTGTCGTGGCTATGCGTAAAGCCTTATCTAGGTCATCCACGGACATGCCCGTAGATTCGAAATGCAAGTTGCTTTCTTCAGCAATAATCTCGCTTGTGCGTTCCCAGGCTAAAGGATCTTCACGGATCAGGCGACTGATCCAATCCTTCTGCCCCACTTCCAATCGGATAGCTGCGTAACGTCCCCAGAACATTGATTCGGTTTCGTCGGGAGACACCCATAGCGTTCGATGCTTACGATTTCTCGCAACCATGTTCATCGCTAATAGGGATTTCCCTGTATGCGTCTTGCCGATAAGGGTTATGAGGTTTCCTGGTCTGGCACCTCCAAGCGTTGCGATAGGTATTGTGGTCGCTGGAGCACCGTAGCCTGGCGCCGGCATGCCTGTGGCCGGAGCCAGAGTCTGAGACGGAGGTGTCCAGCTCGTCTCTCCCGTGGAGCGATTGGCGTGATACGGCTGGCCACGTGCGGGGTCGCTCACTTGCTCCCAGCCAGAGGGCAAGGCGGGAACGCCGCTCCCTGGCACCGGCAATGCCGCAGGTACTGGCGGTGCCGCAGGAGTCATCCCCGCGGTGG